TATATATGGCGCGCAACGATATTGACTGTCAATAGTTTACGGCGCGCCATTGGTGCATTTAGCGCACCAATTTATTCGGACATGTTAAGTCACTGTTGACTGACATAACACGTGTGTTTTGATATTCACACCTGAAGAAAGCCATACGCAGCAAGGGAAAACGACCAAAGCAAGCCTTTGGCGCGCCGCCGACTTCTGGTGTTTTTGTGGGTCTTCATTGGCACCCTCCTAGCATATGACCGTCAATGGTTCATTTGCTGGCAATACTAATTTGCCGCATTTTGTTTTGCGGTGTTAGTACTAATCGACTAATACAAGCGGATAAAAGTAAACATGAAAGCTGTTCAGCGGCTTTTGGGGTGAGGGGTTTCGTTGCGCATCGTATATATCAGGCACACCTACTATACAAAATAGGTGTTGTCGGACTGTGGAGTTGGTTTACGATTTCTTCGCCGCCTCTGAATAAGCAGAGGGGTGAACCAACCAAGCAGGTGCAACTGCTTGGCGGTTCGTGACACAGCCCTTTTTGACTCAGGAAGTGACCTATGCAAATTAACACATCGCGCACCAAGGGTGCAATCAGTTTGCTGTCAGCGAATGCTGTCGGCGGCGTCCGACTTCATCCGAGGCGCAAGGCAAAGATTCTTGTAGAGAACGATCACCTTGAGCCTCACTACCGCCGTGGTGAGGTGCTGGCGATGGACCCGTCGATCATTGCGCGACGAGGTGACATCGTCTTGACGAGGGAGTCTGATGGTTCATTGCACCTCGGTCATCTGAAAGATGACTATGGTTGCAACGTGATTGCGTCACCCAGGTCTGCGCCGAGCGGTGATTTGCCAAGAGTGGTCGCCGTTTATCGTCCGAGGTAAGCATTTGAACGCCCTATCCAAGTTCCGGATGGGGCGTATTCGCCTCCTGACAACATGCGAACGAAAACAAAAGCACCTGTGATTTACTCACCCCAGCGAACAAAGCGGGGCGAAAAGCCCGCATAACAACAAGCTGAACCACCTTAGGTGGATCAGTGCGCCCAAAATTTCCGAAGCCCTGCCGGCTTAAGCCTGCGGGGCTTTGTGCTTTCTGGATCAAAACACATGAAGTTCCTCGTCGAGTTGGTGCTGTGCATACACCTTGTGGCCCCACTGACTGTATGGGCCCAGGCCTTGGCAGCGAAGGACCCGATGAGTTACCCGCTCAAAACCTATGGGTTCATGTTGTTCGTTGCCGTGTTGGGGGGCTTCGTGTCGTTCTACGCAAAGGTTCGGCGCGGCGAGGTTGCTGGACTCAGCCTCATGCACCTGGTTGGAGAGATCACGACAAGCGCTTTCGCTGGTCTGCTGGTGTTCTGGCTGTGCGAGTACTTGAACGTGCCTCAGATCCTGACGGCCCCATTGGTCGGGGTTTCCGGACATATGGGGGCTAAGGCGATCAGCTTGCTGGAAGACACGGCGAAGCGTCGGTTTGAACAGAAGGTGTCGTAATGACCAAGTGGCTTGATACCGCTCAGGCGTACATCGGAACGCGGGAATATCCCGGGGCCAAGAGCAATCCGATTATTTTGGCTTTCTGGAAGCTGGCGCGCTTGTCTGGCATCCAGAACGACAACGTGCCTTGGTGCTCAGGCTTCGCCTGTGCGTGCATGGAAGCCCAAGGCATTCGATCACCCCGCAGCGACTCGGCCAAGTCTTGGTTGACATGGGGTGCTCCGCTGTCGGCTCCTGTGCTTGGTTGCGTGGTGGTGTTCGACCGACCTGGCGGCAACCACGTCGGCTTTGTCGTCGGACAAGACAGGTCCGGAAACCTGATGGTTATTGGTGGAAACCAAGGCGACGCCGTATCAATCGCCGCATTTCCTCGGTCCCGTGTGGCTGGCTACCGGTGGCCGATCGGTGTTCCTACTGCTGGGGCGTTGCCATACATGGCAGCAGCCCAATTCAGTCAAAGCGAGGCATGACCATGCTGGACAAGCTCATTCCTGTTGAAGCGCGACTGTTTGTCGCCATGGTGGCCGTGGCCTGGCTGGGCTATCAGATCTTTGATTACGGCCGAGACGTATCGGATAAGGCTTGTGCGTTGAAGCAGGCAACAGGCGCAGCCGTCACCAGTGAAACCCGACGGGCCGAAGAGAGTGCAACCAACCGCAAGCGAAGCGAGGGCTCCGATGACCAAATTGAACGAATCAAAGTGCTTGAGGCTGAGCGTGATGCTGCTGCCGCTGCTGCTGATCGCCTGCGCGAGCAAGTCGCCCGCACAGTGCGAGTCGCCCAAGGTTGCGCCAAGGGAGATCCCGCCGCTGAGCGAAGCGGCCAAGCAGTCCAAGCCCTCGCAACCGTATTTGCTGCGTGCGAAGCAGAACAGCGACAACTGGCGTCAGAAGCTGCTGAGCGCTACAGCACCGGCCTCCGCTGCGAGTCAGATTACAGCGCGCTGATTGCAGGCGGCACCAGTGCCAACACTTCGGATAAGGGGTCCGAACAGTGATTGACCGGCTGCTGCGTTTACCGCCGGTTCCACGCCATGACCAGGCCAAGGACGGCAATCCGTTCGCCTGGATCGTCGCGATGGCTGCCAAGGTTCGGGCGCAGCGCAGCGGGTTGCAGCAAGAGCACCGGATCAAGGTTCAGCGCGAGTTAGACGACGAATGAGCGAAAACAAACCGGTCTACCTGGACGCAAAGGACGTCGATCAGGAAGCCCTGCAGAAGGAATACGAGGCGGGCATTCTCAGCCTGCGAGAGCTTGCAGCCAAGTTCAACCTGAACCCCAAGAAGGGGCACGTTCAGATCAAGCGCATAGCCGATCGCTTTGGCTGGACACAGGATCTGAATGCCAAGATTCAGGCCAAGGCTGAGGCGAAGCTTCGCAAAACCGTGCTGCCAAAGGAGCAGCAGAAGGCCCCACGCATTGCTGATGCAGTGATCATCGAGGCCAATGCCGAGGCGATCATGCTGGTGCGGTCTCGCCACCGCACAGACATATCCCGCGCCATGGGATTGACTGGCAAGCTGATGGACGAGCTGGAGCAGCACACCGACAACCGTGAGTTGCTGGACCAGTTGGGCGAGCTGATGTACTCGCCAGACAAGAACGGCAAGGACCGGCTCAACGAAATCTACCAGGCAGTCATCAGCCTGCCTGAGCGAATCAAGTCAGGTAAGGCGCTGAGCGAAACCCTGAAAAACCTGATTGGCCTGGAACGTGAGGCCTACAACATCACTGACGAAGACCCAGAGTCCAAGGGCATGGGCACGGTCAATGTCACGGTGAAGCAGTACAGCATCCCTCAGAAGTGAGCGACATCGTCCTACCCAACAACTGGAACCCTCGCGAGTACCAGTTGCCGGGGTGGTGCGCCTTGCAAAGCGGTATCAAGCGTGCCCTGTTGCTGTGGCACCGCCGGGCAGGCAAGGACGATGTGTGCTTGCACTGGGCTGCCACTCAGGCGATGCAACGGATTGGCAACTACTGGCACATGCTGCCGCAGTACGCCCAGGCCCGTAAGTCCGTGTGGGAGGCCGTCAACCCACACACTGGCAAGCGTCGGATTGACGAAGCCTTTCCTGACGACATCTGCGAGACGAAGCGCAGCCAGGACATGTTTATCCGGTTCAAGAACGGATCGACCTGGCAGCTCGTTGGATCGGACAGCTACAACGCGCTGGTGGGCTCACCCCCCATTGGTGTGACAGCCTCAGAGTGGGCCCTGGCCGACCCAAGCGCATGGGCATACCTGCGACCGATCCTGCGCGAAAACGGTGGCTGGGCGGTGTTCATCACCACGGTGCGTGGAAAGAACCACGTGTACCGGATGTACGAAGGGGCCAAGAACGATCCCGATTGGTTCGTGCAGGTACTGCCTGCCAGCGTGACTGGCGTCATGGATGCCAAGAGCCTGGAGAAGGAGCGCCTTGAGTACCAGCGCGAGTACGGCGTAGACGACGGCGACGCACTGTTTGCACAGGAGTACATGTGCGACTGGAACGCTGCGATCGTGGGCAGCTACTACGGTCGGATGATGCGCGATGCCGAGAACCAGGGCCGCATCTGCTCTGTGCCTTACGACCCTCAGGCGCTGGTGCACACGTCCTGGGACTTGGGGCTCAACGATGCCACGGTCATTTGGTTCTTTCAGGTGGTGGGCCACGAGATCCACCTGATCGATTACTTGGCCAACAACGGTCAGCCGCTGGCCTGGTATGCCGGTGAGCTGCTAAAGAAGGGCTATGCCTACGGTGAGCACATCCTTCCTCACGACGCCGAGGCCAAGGAATTGCAGACCAACCGTAGCCGGACGGAAACCCTGCGCGCCTTGTTGGGCCCAAACATCCGTGCTCTTACCGCTGCAGGCGCCGAACGAATCTTGGTGGCCGACGGCATCAACGCTGTTCGAACCATCTTGCCGCGCTGCTGGTTTGACGCCACGAAGTGCGCCAACGGCATTGATGCCCTGAAGTCCTACCGCCGCGAGTGGGACGAGAAGAAGAAGACCTTCATGGATCGCCCGGTACACGACTGGGCTTCCGACCCTGCTGACTCGTTCAGATACCTGGCCCTTGGCCTGGATGGCGTGCCCCGTGCGTCATCTGCCAATGACGCCGCTGCTTTCCGCAAAAAACGAGGCTACTGATGCCCCATAACGTCACATCACTGCGAGATAAGGCCCCCAAAGGCTACTCGCTGGAGAAGCTTGAGCGCTTGATTCGCGACAGCGAAAACCAGCCAGCCTGGCGTGACAGAGCCGACATTGCTTGGGCGTACAAGGACGGTAAGCAACTGACTGCTGAGCAGGAGTACCAGTACCGTAAGGACAAGCTGGAGCCCCGCACGATCAACCTGATCGGCCGCGTCGTCAACGCGGTGCTGGGCACCCAGGCAAAGGCACGCCGTGATCCGCGCATTGAGGCCGACGATGACGCGTTTGCCGATGTGTCGGAGGTCATCTCGTCGCGCCTGAAGGAAGCACGGCGCGAGACCAATGCCGATATGGCCACGTCCAACGCCTACGCCAGCGAGGTGATCACAGGTCTGGGCTGGGTCGAGGTTTCCCGCAACGCTGACCCGCTGGCCTACCGGTACCGAGTTCAAGATGTCCACCGCTCTGAGATGTGGTGGGACTGGCGAGCCAAACAGTTGGACCTGTCCGATGCACGCTGGCTTTGCCGTCGTCGCTGGATGGATCTGGACGAGGTTGTTTCCCTCATGCCTGAGCATGAAGACGTGCTCACCATGGCCGTCGGGAACTGGGAAGGCGTGATTCTGGACGACTGGATGGACGAGCGCTGGCAGTCGGCGTTTGACGCTGATCGCCGGTTTGGCGTGGCCCGATCAGAGTGGATCGATGGTGGTCGTGAGCGCGTCAAGCTGTACGAAGTCTGGTACCGGATACCGACAGAAGCTGTGGTGTTCCGTCCCCGTGGTGGTGACTGGCGTCGCCTCGATCTGAAGAACCCTCGCCACGTCGAGGCCGTGAACCGTGGTGTTGTCGAGGTGCAGCGTGCAACGACCAGCGAAATCCGCATGGCTTTGTTCGCTGGCCCCATCCGTCTGATCGACCGGGCAACCAAGCTGCGCCGATTCCCGTACATCCCGTTCTGGGCATTCCGAGCTGATCAGGACGGATCACCGTATGGACTTGTGGACGGAATGATCCCGGCGCAGGATGAGTACAACGAGCGTCGCATGCGCATCCAATGGATGCTGAAGGCGCAGCAATTGCTGATCGACAACGACGCGCTGGACAACACGTACAACACGATCCAGGACATCGCGGAGAACATGATGCGGCCCGATATGGTGGCCGTGCTCAATGGGCAGCGCAAGAATGCCCAGGGCCTGACGATGCGCAACGACCTCAGTCTGCAAAAGGAGCAGTACGAGGTGATGCAGGACGCCAAGCAGCTGATCCAAGACATCCCTGGCGTCTACGCTACCCAGCTCGGCAATGCGCCCAGTGGCGTCACATCTGGTTTGGCAATCAACTCGCTTGTTGAACAGGGCATCGTGGCCATGGGTGAGTTGAACGACAACTTCTCATTTGCTGAGAGATTGGTGAACGAGGCTCTGGTCGATCTGATTGTGGAAGACCTGTCTGCCGCAGACCTGCCGGTTTCAGTGGGTACCGGACAAATGCGGCGAACCATCATCCTCAATACAAGTGATGAGCAAGGCGCGCCGATGAACATGGTGGTTGATGCGCCCATCAAGGTTGGATTGGCCGAGGTCCCGTCATCTGCTGCGTACCGCATGCAGCAAGCCCAGCAGATCGCTCAAATGATCACGTCGCTGTCAGGCAATCCGCAGGCGGTCGCCGTTTTGACACCTGCCTATATCGAGTCGTCTGGTTTACCAGATCGCCATGCCATCGCCGACGACCTGCGCCGTGTCAGCGGTTTGCCAGTGGCTGGAGACCGTCAGGCGGCACAGGCCTGGCAGGACGCGCAACAGCAACAAGCAGCAAAGACCGCCCAGTTGCAAGAGGTATCAGCGCAAGTCGAACTCCAACACAAAGCGGCCTTGACGCAGAAGGATGCTGCCGCCGCACGACTGGCAGATGCCAAGGCGTTGCACACACAGGTGTTGGCTGAGCGAGAGGCGCAGCCCCAACAGCAGGTCCCGGTAGATCACGACGCCATGGTCAATGACGCTTTACGCGAGGCCTTGGCCAACTAGTTTCAGCCTCACCCGGTTATGCCGCATCCGGGTGTATGTATCAGCGGCAGCCGTCTGTAGAGAAGCGACCACTCTCCTGACGTGAATCACAAGGTCGGTAACGCCAATAGGCCCGCATCGAGCAATCGAGCGGGCCTTTGTCGTTTCGGGGGCACCCGGTTATGCGACGAGAGGAAGACAACGTGGACACATCAATGGATCATTTCGACGAGGAAGACTTGGCTGTCTTGGCATCCCTGAAGGATGACGATGACGGCAATGTCGATACAACCGGTCAGACGGGCAGTCAGCAGGCCAGCACCCAGGCGGGTAGCAACGGCGAGCAGACAGCATCGAACACTGCGGAAAACGCCTCGAACGAATCCTCCACATCTGCACCTGAGGCAACCAATCAGGACGCCAGTCAAGCGGGAGAAACCAAGTCTGGAAACGTCACAGCAGCATTGCGGGCATCACGCCGCAGCGAACGACGAGCACTGGACAAGGCCTCACGCCTGGAGCGCGAGAACGAAGAACTGCGATCGAAGATCTCTTCAGGCACCGTCGATCAAGACAATGTGCTCGATGACTATTTGGCCGCTGACTTCCCTGCGGTTGCCTCCGCGCTTAAGAAGCGTGACCAGCAGATTGCTGAGCTCAACGAGCGGTTGAAGAAGCAAGCTGAAGTCAGCGACCAAACATCCCAGGATCAGGAATTCATTCCGCCTGAGTTGCCGCTGTCTGTGCAAGAGATCGTGGACGAGATCCCAGCATTGCTGGACTTGCAGCACAACCCTGACCAAACCGGCTGGAATCTGGCCGTTGGGTTTGATGCGGCCCTCAATGCACACCCAGTCTGGAAGACCAAGACGCCAGCAGAACGCTTTGCCGAGGCTACACGCCGAGCACAAGCAGAGCTGGGCGCTCAACCGCCAGCCAGCCAGTCCACCCCAGAAGCCTCTCGTAAGTCGGTAGCCGATCCGGTTGCCGCAGCTCAAGCAGCGGTTGCTAAGGCTCCACGCCAACAGCCCAACACCTTGAGTGATTTCGGTGGTTCAGCAACTGAACCAGAGGGTTCCAACCTTTCCCGCTTCGCTCGCATGTCGGATGACGACATCACCAACGAGCTGCTGCGTGGCGGTTGACCCAAGCACCTGATCAACCCCCAATTTTCTGGAGTCAGAAATGTCCCAAACGAACATCGCATCTTCGAGCGGCTTGGCCCCCAAGAAATGGTCTGAAGCACTCTTTGCCATGGTTGGCAAGCAGCCGACCCCCATCAATGCAATCTCCGGCCCAGCTCCAACACCAGAGAAGTCTGGCCAGGTCTTGCGCCGTCAGTCCACCACGGACATGCCGATCGTGCGAGTGAACGATTTGGCGCAGTCTGCTGGCGATAACGTGCGTGTTGACTGCGCACATATCGCCAAGCTGCGCCCGGTGATGGGTGACCGCAATGCCGAAGGCATGGGCGCTCCGCTGTCGTTCACGTACATGGATGTGCGCATCGACATGGCCACAATCCCTGTGTCCGCCGGCGGCAAGATGACGCAAAAGCGCTTTCAGCACGATCTGCGCGTCACCGCGTTGAACCAGCTCAAGGGTGGTATCCCCAACTTCCTGTGGCAGCGAGTACTGACGCAACTGGCTGGCGCACGCGGCAACCAGGACGGCGTGGATTGGGTTCTGCCACTGGAGTCTGACCCTGAGTTTGCCGACATGCTGGTCAACTACAACGCGACGACCAAGAAGCCTCTCGCCCCAACGTTTAACCGCCACTACGTGGTCGATGGCGCCAACTTGGTTCAAGGTGGCCAGCAACTGGCATCGATTGATTCCACAGACGTGATGACTCTGGACATCATCGATACGCTGTCTGCGCTGTTGGGTGAAATGTCGGTGCGCATGCAACCGATCCGCATCCCAGGTGACCCTGCCGCAGGCGATGACCCGATCAAGGGCGTGCTGCTGGTGGACAACCTGGTGTGGAACAAGATGCTGGCTGACAAGACTGCTGGCAACAACATCCGCCAGTGGCAGGCCCAGGCTATGGAGCGTGCTCGCTACGGCAATCTGCAGATGCACCCCTTGTTTGCCGCGTCGCCATTCCTGTGGAACGGCGTGCTGGTGCGCAAGATGGGCGACTTCGCAGTTCGCTTTGCTGGTGGTTCATCGCAGCAATACATCGCTCAGGCCGATCGCTACACCGGTAACGAGTCCGCTGTGACTCTGCCTGCCTTGTCTGGCTACCAGGTGTCTCGCAGCTTGTTCCTGTCTGCTCAGGCTTTGGCTCAGTGCGCGGGCGCGAACACGCAAAGCGGTGTTCCGTACTCGATGTTGGAGAACCCAACCAACTTCGGCCGCAACCTGGAAATGGCTGGTGAGCTGATGGCAGCCGAATCGAAGATCCGCTTTGCCTTGCCTGATGGTCAGGGCCGTACGGAGCCTACCGATATCGGCGTCATGGTCATCGACTCGGTCGTGCCTGTCGTCTCTGCTTGATGAGTGAATGGCTGGGCTCAGTCCCAGCCATTTCGCTTCATCGCAACCTACATCTCTAAAGGAACCTAATCATGGCCTCCAATAAATCTGCGGCTTTTTCGTCTCCCAAGTTCATGGCCGGTGATGGCTGTGGCACCAACTACGTGGACAAGGTGGTACTGGGTGCAGCCCCTGCGGTGAACGACACCCTGGAGTTTGCAATTCCAGCCGGTGCACAAGTTGTCAGCGTCGAAATCGAATCTGACGATTTGGACAGCAACGGCACGCCGCTGCTCACGTTCAAGGCTGGCTACAAGTCGACTGCTGCTGAGCCACAACTGGCAACAAACGACAGCTATTTCGGCACGGGCCTGACCATTGGCCGCGCTGCTGGTCGAACCATCCTGTCGTTCAAGCCGATCACGTTTGACGAGCCAGTTGCCCTGGTTCTGACCGTCACCGCTGCTGCCGCGACATTTGCCGCTGGTTCTGTCACGGCCATCGCAGGTGCCAACTGCGTTGGCATCCGCTGATCCAACAGGCTTTCCTGCAACTCTGAACGGGGGCCAGATGGCTCCCGTTTTCAATAGGGGATCGTGATGACATCCATCGCATCTAACAACCTGGTGCAAGTTGAGTACATCGGCACCAAACAGCGCAAAGAGGACAACCTGACCGGTTCCGGTGTTGTCTGGCAAGGTCATGGTGATGTTCAGCATGTCACTGCGGCACAGTGGGGTGCGCTCTCCAAGCACGGCGAAGTTTGGCGATTGGCCAAGTCTGAGGCCGTGGCCAATGCAGGCGGTACCGCTGAAACCCGTTCGGTTGCCAATGCGGCCAAGGCACCCGAAGCGGTCAAGGCTTTGGGCTTGGGCGGCTTAACCACGAAAGACCCAGCGGGACTGACTGCGGATCAGGTACAGGCGGCCAAGTTTGAATTCCCAGCAGAAAGCAAGCCAGCGGAAGGCCCAAAGGTAAAGGCCGCCGGCAAAAAGACTGTCGCCACATCTAGCGAGAAGGGCGCTGAGTAATGGCCGCGCTGCTGGTCAAGAGGCTGATGTGGCGGATCAGCCAGACACTCACCGACTCTGCCCCCCAGTACGCTCGCTACAAGGAACGGGACATGGTGATCGCGGTGCAGTCCGGTGTCCGTGCTTTGTGCAAGTACCTGCCTCATGCCGGCGCGCGCTCAATTGCTATGAAGCTGTCAGCGGGATCACGCCAAAGTATTGCCAAGATCCTGGCCAGCAATCTCAAGACGTACGACGGCACGACTGCAGCCGACACGTTTGGCATGCAGTTGCTGGACGTGGTGCGCAACATGGGGGCCGACGGTTTGACGCCTGGCCGAGCCATCACCATCATCGATCGACAGCGCCTTGATCGTATCGATCCCGATTGGCACACAAAGACTGGTGCCACAGTGCGGCAGTACTCGTACAGCCCACAGGACCCGCTGAGCTTTTACGTGATGCCAGCCATACCGGCCGCGACAGCGGTTTGGGTTGATGTGTCCATCACGGCCCCTCCCAAGCAGATTGATGATGGCGGCGACCCTGGATCAGAGAAATATGGCTGGTCGGGTGGCAGTACCGATGTGATTGGCATCGATGACCAGTACGAAGACGAGCTGTGGAACTACGCCGTCGCCTACATGCTTCTTGGAAACGCGAAGTCCCAGAACGCACTGGTGCGTGCCAACGTGCATGTGCAGGCCTTCAACGGTTCCATCAATAGCCTGGCGCAACAGTTGACCGGGCAGAACCCCAATCTGAAAACTCTTCCGTTTGCGCCAGAAGTGCCAGGAGCTGCGTCATGAAATTCATTGATGCCATCGCCAAGCTGATGCACCTCGTGCCTGGTTGCCCAGAGCAAGAGGCCGAGGACGCCCTGCGATATGCCGTGATCGAGTTTTGCACCAAGAGCCTGACCATCACCAGGTGGGTGGACAAGACCAGTGCCGCTTTGACGTTCGATACAACCGGTGAGGCCGCGACTCAGGTGGTTGGGCTCTTCGATGCTCGTGTCAACGGTGAGCAGGTTGCTGTCTTGCACATGAACTCTGCGAGCGTGGATTCCGCAGATGACGACAACCCAGTCATCACGCACACGGAAGACTTCAACACTTCTCTGGCCATTACGCCATCACCAAGTGCGACTGTCCCAGTGCGCCTACTGGTGGCGCTGGCACCAACGCCAGACGCGAACGAATTCAGCGATCACCTGTGGATGATGCGTAGAGAGGCATTGAAAGCCGGTGCGCTGGCCAGGCTTCTGTCAGCACCTGGTGTCACCTATGGCAACCCGCAGATGGCGGCTGCGTATAGGGCCCAGTTTGACGAAGCAATCGAATCCGCATCAGTTGCCGCATCTGTCAATCGCACCACCAGCTCGCGCCGTTTGAGCGTGACCCCACGGTAAGAAAGGATCCACATGAGCCGCACAGCACCAACACTGCAAAGCAACGTTTCCCAGCCGGAAGCTGGTCGCTGGTTTCCAACGCAGGGCTACCTGCATTCAGTGGAAGCTACTTTAGATTCCGGTGCGACCTCTGCCACCGTCGATATCTACGTCAGCAATAGCAGTCATGGTATCGGCTGGAAGCTGGCTACCTTGTCACTGTCAGCAGCGGTATCGACTGATGGCTTTAGCCTGCCAAATGAGGAAAACGGCTGGGCATTCGTCAGATCACAGGTGGTGTCGGTTTCCGGCGGAAATGTTAAGTCTGTCACCGCTTGCGTTGGGGAATAATCATGGCTCAGATGTATTCACGATCCCTTTACGGCAGTGTTCGGCGCGTAAAGAACTCAGCGGGCCAGACTGTTTTGGACGATGTGAGTCGGGCTGTGTTGGTTAGCACTGGGATCACGTCTCGCGTGCCATATGTTGGCGTTGTCGCATCACGTTGCGCGGTGCCCTCATCATTTGCACCAGCCAACAAACAGCTGATGTCTCGGTCTAAGCACTTTGCTATGGACAACATCGAAAGTTTGCAGCTCGTCTATGCAAACTGGTATGTAAAAAGCACAGCAACCGTCGGGGAGAATACTCCAGGGGCGGACGCGACTTATCAGGCCGCGATTGAGTACCCATCAGGCACAATTGCCGCAATCGTCACGTTTGGCGGTGCGACAACTGGTGTCGCGGCCGATGGGTCGACAATTGTCTCGGCCCCAGCTTCCGTCAAAATTCCGGCCGGTGCCGCATTTTTTGTGCGCACGTTCTACACATCAACTGCCGGTATTCTGTTTCGCAACGGTTCAGGTGGATTAAACCCAAATGGTGGGACAACCACTTCAGGCGAGGGCTGGACTTTTGGTGTAACGACTCCAAACCTTGTCGCGACACCTGGGCCATTTGCAAACCAGCAGGCAGGCATCTATTTCGGACCAACCGCAATCATCGGCAACACATCGCGGCCAGCAATCTTTATTACTGGCGACTCGCGAGAAAATAACGGCGTTGGTTATGACACGGCATCTGACGGATTCGGACTCACAGGTGAGGTTAATCGGTCGCTAGGTAAGGTGTTCGCCACGCTTAATGTAGGTTGCGCAAGTGAGCGTGTAAACACAATTGTCAATACCCCATCCCTTTACGCCAGGCGCTTGTCCCTGATTCAGTATTGCTCGCATGTGGCATGTGGTTACGGTATCAATGACATCAGTTTCGACTCGCGTACAGCTGTGCAAGCTCTTGCTGATTTGCAGAATCTTTGGGCTTCATTCGGCGGGCGGCCTGTGTATCAACGCACGCTTTCGCCTGTTTCGACATCGACGGATTCGTGGGCGACAACAGCAAACCAAACAACAAACGCTAACAACGCGCAACGCACTGCATTCAACGACTCAATCAGATTTCTGCCGGCTGGCTTGTCTGGCGTGTTTGACGTAGCGGACCAAGTTGAGTCTGCCCGTAACTCAGGGGTTTGGAAGGCTGGATACACAGTTGACGGTATTCATGGTAACCAGGCAGCCAACCTTGCTATTCAGGCATCCGGTGTCGTAGCGTTGCAGTTGATAGGCTGACATCCAGCAAGCCAATCATGCGCCGCAAATACCTCAGATTTGTGCAATTGGAGGTATTTCGCCTCATGCCAACTAAAACCCAAGAGCAGCAAGACCTGTCCAATTTTCGGCGTCTGATACTCCAATGAAAATCGACGTAGCCGGTTTCCTGGGTGCCAATACCCAACTCAATAAGGTTCGTTTACCTGAAGGGGTTGGGGTTCAGTCCATCAACCAAGCACCTGGTCGTGGGGACCTTCGGTCGTGGCATGAACCGTTGACCGTTGGAAGCGTTCCAGCCAGCCCTCAGCGTAAAACCATCTACCGTTTTGGGCGCGACACGGAAAGTGACACGCTGTATTGGTTGTCATGGACCACGGTGGTGCATGCCATT